CTGTAAGCACTGGATTAGAACGGTTCCTTCGCTCCCTTCCGACCCCAAAAGAATTGAAGATATTGACACGACTGCGGAAGATCATCTCTTCGATGCGACGAGATACGGATTAATGATGCGTCGAGCTAAAACGGTAAAACCAAAACCTAAGAAGAAACCACCGAGTAAATATACTCTCGAATGGTTAGATAACTTAGATGTTTTATATGAGGATAATCAACCATGGATTTAAATGTAATATCCACTAATCCAAATCTGCAAGCTGATGTGGCTCCAGATGCAAAAGGATTAATTAAAAAATACCAAGAAAATATTTATCTTTCATATACTAAATGGAAAAAACGATATAAAGAGATAGAACACGCTAGACGTTATTCTCTTGGCCGTATAAATAAAACTAGCCAGGTAATAACCAGCGCTCAGGTTCTACAAGAATCTGGAAGAATTGTTAAGGGTAATATTATTCATGCTACTCTTCAGGGGTTGTTACCGCATATATATGCTAAAAATCCAGAAATTAAAATAAGACCAGTTGAATACGTAGAACCTACCGGTCAAGAATATAGAATGTCTAATTTGTTTGCTGAAACGCTTGAAATGGTTTTAGCTGATGCATATAAAAAAGCAGAACTTAAAAAGGTTGCTAAACAAATCATAAGATCTTGTATGACCAGTAAAATTGGTATTTTGAAAGTTACATATCAAAGAGATTATTATAAGGATCCATTAGTTAGTAGACAATTTAATGATGCTCAAGAAAGTATAGCTAAAATCCAAGCTGATATAATTTCACTTCAAGAGACCGGGACATACGAGGGAGATAAAGACGAAATATTAGAAGAATTAAAACAAACAATAATGGGCCTACAATCTAAAGTAGATGTTATGTATCGAGAGGGTTTAAATCTTGGTTTTGTTAAACCTGAAGATTTTAGAATGGATACATCGTTAGACAGTTTGCTTGATTATGAAAACGCTAAGTGGATGGCAAATTGTACCTGGATGACTCCAAAAGAAGTATGTGAGCGATTTCAAATAAGCAAAGAAGAAGTAGATAAGTTTACGATCTATAGAAGAACTCAGGATGGTATCCCTGGAAGATTAGATAGGGATAATAAAACTATCGGATTAGATGGTGAAGAAGATGTAAACTTAGCTTGTGCTATTTGGGAGTATTGGGATAAGGGTACCATGACTGTTTATACGTGGGCCGAGGGTGGTGGCAAGTGGATTAAACCTCCTTTTTATCCCAACAGAATGGGCGAACGCTGGTGTCCTTTCTTTATATTAGGTCTTAATTGGATTGATGGTCAAGAGTGGCCGATTTCTGAAGTAGAACTAATGATGAGTTTACAGGATGAGTACAATACCGTTAGAGAACAAATGGCTAAGCATAGAGAACTATCGGCCCCGTTTTTTGTTGCTGATTCTAGTAGGGTAAATTACGAAGATATAGAAACGTTTTCGAATGCCACGATCGGTGATATAGCTCTTATTAATGCTGGTGGTACTGGCGTTAATACTGTATTTCAACCTGCTGCTGTTCCACCCATGAATTATCAAGTTTATGATACCACACCTATTAGAAGTGATATAGAATGGATCAGTGGTCTTGGTGACGCTCAAAGAGGTGGTATAATGAGGGCCAAGACAGCAACTGAAGCTAATATCCAAAATGAAGGGCTAGCAAACAGAGTATCTGAAAAAATTGATTCTGTAGAGGTCTGGTTAAAAGATATTTCTAAGTTTGCTGCGCAACTTTTGTTACAAGAGGTTACTCCTCAGAAAGCAATAGAGATTGCGGGACCCCATGCCTTTTGGCCAATATTAAACAAGCAACATTTATATGATTCTATTTATATCGATATTACGGCCGGCAGCACCGCAATGCCTAATGAGAATGAGGATCGCATGCGATGGATAGAGTTAATGCCATTAATAATGCAGAATATACAGATGATACAACAGTTGAGGGACGTTGGTGTTCCTGACGAGTTTAATCCGTATATTCAGTTGTTAGAAGAAACATTTAAACGTTTTGATGAAAGAATCGACGTGGCTAAGTTTATGCCGCCAATGCCAGAAGATATTCAGGAGCAAGCTGTCCAAAATCAGATTATGCAATCTTTGATGATGAATGGTAATAAAGGACAAGGGGGTGGAACACAACCTGGAACACAACCTGGCATGCCTTCTAATATGACGCAGCAGTTAAATGAAGTTCGCAATGTTCCTAATAATCGTGCCGACCAGCGTGAAAGAAACCAGTATAGATAAAACATGACTACTACTCCTTTTCTTGGCACCCTGTCTGGAGATTTTATAGAGTTTCCGTCAAATAAGATTTTAATCGGATATAAATTAACTATTACAGATGGAACCGAATATACTGATAATGCATTTAACGTAGTTAGTGCTGATGATTTATTAGCTATATTTGAATCTAGTGATCCAATTTCAATAATAAGAGTTGTAAACTCTGCAGACACCGGCTATAGTAGTATAGATCTTGGTACAGATAATAGTGCTTCCCATGCTTGTTTAATAGTTTACCCCAGTGCTGCTTCTTCTTTTGCAGATAATTTACATTTAGAAAATTCTTATGGTGAAGTTTCATTTTGGACAGGTCCATCTGGAACTGCTACTGAACGCTTAACTATAGATACTAGCGGTGATGTTGGTATAAAAACGAATTCCCCTAATAGTTATTTAGGAGAATTGGTTGTTTCTAGTGCGGACGCTGGTGGTATTACTATTGTTAATGGTACTACTCACCTTGGTTCTTTAAATTTTGCAGATGGTACAACCGGCGATGAATTATATCGTGGTTCTGTTGATTATGATCACGATAATGATACAATGAGTTTTGGAACAGCGGGCGTCACCGGTATGGATATTGATGCTTCCGGAAATGTAGATGTTGTTGGAGCACTTTCAAAAGGTTCTGGATCTTTTAAAATAGATCATCCTTTACCCGAGAAAAAAGACACTCATAACTTGATTCATAGTTTTATCGAAGGTCCTAAAGCTGATTTAATTTATCGTGGAAAAGTTCAATTAATAAACGGATCGGTAAGCGTTAATATTGATGAGGTTTCTGGAATGACGAATGGAACTTTCGTGCTTCTTTGTAACAGTGTTCAGTGTTTTACTTCTAATGAAACAGATTGGGATGCCGTAAAAGGTTCTGTTTCTGGAAATGTTCTTTCTATAGAATGTCAAAATACATCTTCGAGCGCTACAGTTTCTTGGATGGTAATTGGGGAACGGAAAGATGATCATATGTTGAAAGCAGATTGGACTGATGAGGATGGCAAACCTATGATAGAGCCGTTAAAGTCGAAAAAACCACTTATATCAAAAGGGAGAAACTAATGAGTGAAACTGAAAATAAAGTATTATCAAATGACGAGATGTATGAATCTACTAAAGATGTGCTTTCTGAAGCTATGGATAATCTACAACCTGAGGAGGATTATAGTGAACCGACCCCGCCGACTTTCGATGAAGCTCAGGAGTCTCAAGAAGAGGAGAAGGTGGAGGCTAGCACTGAAGCGGAGCCGGAAAAACCAGCAGAAATACCTCAATTTAATGTTGAAACTGAAACAACAGAGCCTGTTCGGGAAGAGATAAAATTATCAGACGAGGATAATGAATTTTTAGGTAATTTAAAACCTAAGGCTCAAGAACGATTCAAAGAACTTGCTACAAGAGCTTCTGAGGCTGAAGCGAAAATAGCTGATTATGAAACTAGCCACAAAGTTTTCGAACATATTTCTGGCAGTACAACAAATCCTGATCAACTTAATTGGGCTCTTGAGGTATTTAAAAACTTAAATTCCGGTAATTATGATGCTGCAAAAAATAGTTTACAAAAATTAGATCAGTTTTCGGATCAGGTTGCAAAAAAGTTAGGATTGGATAATACTAATAACGAAACTGGTAATTATAATGATTTTGAAGACTTGTCTAAGGCTGTAGAAGATTTAGATATGAGCGAGGAGTGGGCTAATAAATTAGCCGTGAATAGATTGAGTTCTAATTCTAGAAACCAGGCTAGACTCCAGTTTGATCAAAATAATCAAACCCGAGCACAACAGGAAACGTGGTATAATAATGAGTCAAGTAAAGCTTATGAAGCTATACAAGCTTGGGAAAAAGATATAGTTGATAACGACCCAGATTATACTCTTAAGAAAGAAATAATGATGGAGGTAGGTTCGAAGATAGCTAATTCGAA